GCCGAGCCCAAGATCGACGGCCACCGTTCGCTGTTCCTCGGCGGCGCCTATGGCCAGGAGCGCATCCTGTCCCGCGAGGGTGCGGCTCAGGGCATGGCTGCTCACTGTCTGCCGGCGCTGCGCCAGCTGCAGGACCGCTTCGGCGAGGCGATGATGTTCGACGGCGAGTTCACCGTCCCCGGCGGGCTCAAGGAGACGCTGCGCGCCCACCGCCGCAACAAGCCGGCGATGACCGGCACCTTCTGGCTCTTCGACGCCATGCCGCTGCGCCTGTGGGAGCGTGGCGGCACCGATCAGCCTCTTTGGGATCGCAAGAACCGCATCGCGCACGTTTTCGGCGATGCCGGGATCTGCCGCAGCGTCGGCCGTGTGCTCGATTTCAAGATGGATGCGGAGCAGGCGCTGATGCTGGCGCGCGGCATGTGGCGCAACGGCTTCGAGGGCATCGTCGTGAAGGATCGCGCCGCCGGTTACGTCCGCGGCCGCAGCAACAACTTCCTCAAATTGAAGCAGGGAAATTAACATGGGCCATCGCTCCCCCTCGCACGCCGGCGCCTATGGCTTCGGCCTGCTCATCGGCGTCCCCGGCTTCCTCGTCGCCGGCAAGGCGTTCTGCTGGATCGTCCCCCTGATCGCCGCCGGCATGAAGGCCGCGCTGTGAGCGGCGACGCCCTGCGCACTCGCCTCGCCGCGCTCGATCAATCCATCCGCGATGCCACCGCCCTCGATCGCCGGCATCCCTCGGATCAGCGGATGGCGGATGGCCTCGCGGATCTGTCGGGCATCCTCTCGGATCTGATCGACATGCTCTACCCACCCGCGCCGCCCGCGCCGCCGCCGCGCGTAGAGCCGGAGGAGGTCAGCACCTTTGACGGCGAGCCCGTTGGCGAATTCGACTGCACCTCGTCGCTTATGATGGCGGGGCGGGGGCGGCTATACTGCGGCTTCTATCCGTTCGACGATCCGGTCTGCGTCGGGAAACTGATCCGCATCAGCGGCGAGGTGGTGCGGGTGCGCGGCATCGAGCGGTTCGCGCTGCTCCGTCCGGTGCAGAAGGGGGATGCGATCGCTTTCCTGGTGAGCAAGCCATGAGCGCCGCAACGGGCTTCATCGCCGCCGCCGCCGCGCTGTCCTTCACCCCGATCGACGTCGACGGCTTGTTCATCGACGGCTTCGCCGGTGGCGGCGGCGCCAGCACCGGCATTGAGCAGGCGATCGGCCGCAGCGTCGATATCGCGATCAACCACAGCCAGACCGCGATCGCGATCCACCGCGCCAACCACCCCGAGACCGAGCACCACTGTCAGGACATCCGCGCCGTCTGGCCGCAGACCGTCGTGAAGCAGCGGCGCGTGGCCGGCGCCTGGTTCTCGCCGGACTGCAAGGAATTCAGCAAGGCCAAGGGCGGCCCGGTCAAGGACCGCAGCATCCGCGCGCTGTGCTGGGAGGTCGTGGCGTGGCTGCGCGATGCCGCGCCGACGTGCGGCTATCTCGAGAACGTCGAGGAATTCCAATATGCCGCACCGCTCGACGGCGACAACAAGCCGATCGCGGGGCAGGAGGGGCGCGAATTCAAGCGGTTCGTCCGCGCCATCCGCGCGCTCGGCTATCGCGTTGATTGGAAGATCCTGCGGGCCTGCGATTACGGCGCGCCGACGATCCGCAAGCGCCTTTACATGGTGATGCGCAACGACGGCCGCCCGATCGTGTGGCCGAAGCCGACGCACGGCGCGCCTGGTTCGCCGGGCGTGCGCAGCGGCAAGCTGCTGCCCTATCGCACCGCCGCCGAGTGCATCGACTGGTCGATCTCCTGCCCGTCGATCTTCACCCGCACCCGCGAGCTTGCCGACGCGACCAAGCGCCGCATCGCGCATGGCGTCATGCGGTACGTCGTCAATGCGGCGCAGCCGTTCATCGTCCCGGTGACGCACACCCAATCGACGCCGCGAGTGCATCCGGTGTCGGAGCCGCTGCGCACCGTCACCACGGCCAACGGCGGCGAGTTTACGGCGGTCGACGCCCTGCTCGCGCCGCACGTCACCAAGTTCCGCACCGGGTCTGTGGGCTCGGCGGCGGATCTGCCGATGCCGACCGTCACCGCGAACGGCGAGCCGGTGCGGCCAGCTGGCGCGACGCCGCTCGGCATCGCCGGGGCAACGCTGGTCAAGATGGGGAACGGCGAGCGTGACGGACAGGATCCGCGCGCGCTGGATCCGGCGAAGCCGCTCGGCACCATCACGGCGCATGGATCTCAGGGCGCGGTGGCGACGGCGGCGCTCGCCCCGATGATCGATCGTCAATTCGGCCGGTCAAGCGCGCGCCCCGCCGACGAGCCGATCGGCGCGACCACGGCGGCCGGCGGCGGCAATTCCGCCGCCGTCACCGCCCTGCTGTCCAGCTTCTACGGCAGCGACAAGCGCGGGGCGGGCGGCGAGGTCGAGAAGCCGCTGCGCACCGCGCGCGCCGGGGGGACGCATCACGCCGTCATCGCCGCGCACATGGAGCAGGCCAATACCGGGCGCGTCGGCCATCCCGCCACCGCGCCGGTGTCGACTATCACCACCGCGGGGTCGCACCAGCGCCTGGTCGAGACGACGCTGGTCGAGGCCGACGCCCTGCCCCCGCACCTCCTCGATCGAGCGGTTCTGGTCGCGGCGTTCCTGGTCAAATTCTACGGCAGCAACGGTGACAGCGAGGCGGCGCAGATCCAAGAGGTGACGCGCCCGCTCGACACCGTCGTCACCAAGGCGCGGTTCGCCGTCGTCACGGTGACGATCGACGCCAAGACGTACATCATCGTCGATATCGGGCTGCGCATGTTGAAGCCCCGTGAGCTCGCGCGGGCGCAGGGCTTCCCCGAGAATTACGTGCTCAATCCGATCGTGCGCAAAATGGTCCGCGGCAAGTGGGTCGAGCGGCCGCTGACGATCGCGGAGCAGATCAGCGCGATCGGCAATTCCGTCTGCCCGCCCGTCGCCCGCGCGCTGGTGCTGGCCAACCAGCCGTCCTCTCAAACTGAAAGGCTCGCCGCATGACTATCGATCCCACCGGCTGGAAGCGGGCCTTTGCCGGGCCCGACTATGTGATGATGAAGATGGAGCCGACGTCAGGTAGCTATAAGCCGCCGTCGCCGACGGATCTCATCCCTATCGACACCGGCACCGGCCCGCTGACGCACGATTACACGCCGATCTTCGCCGCCGTTGATGTGGCGTCTGGCCGAGATCGCACCGCCGTCGTCATCATGACCAGCCCCAGCGCCGCTTACTGGATAGCCGAGGTGATCGAGCGCGAGGACGAACGGATCAGGGCGACGATGCGCGCGGAGGGGCAGCGGCTGTATGAGGACGAGGTTTACGAGGCGCTGGCCGCCGCCGGCATCCGCGTCGAGGAGACGGGGCGTAGCGTGACGCTGCACCTTCCGAGCGGCGGCGGCGCGGTCGACGGGCGCGTGCTCGCGAACGCCATGAGCATGCCGGTCAGCGCCGACGATCTGTTCTTCCCGCGCGACGTCCTTCCGCCGCCGCGCCGCGGGAACCAGCCCGACTATCTGCGGCACGACCCCACCAAGCGGCACCGCCGCGTCAGGAGGAAACGATGAGTGTCCGTCGCATGAAGCGGCCCGGCTTCTACGAGGTCGAATGTCGGTGCCGCCGGATGGAATGGGACAGCGCCAAAGGCGCAGGCGTCATCCTGCTTTGCCTTCGCTGCCACGTCCGCAACTTCATTCCCCCCGCGACGAGCTACGTCATGTCCAAAGGCACCACGCCCGTCGCCATCTCCTATCCCACAATCGAGATCCGCTGATGAGCATCACCCGCGACGAGATCATGGCCGCCCGCACCGACGCCGGTGGCTGGACGAAAGCGCAGCTGGCGGAATGGAACGTGCCGTGGCCGCCGGCGAAGGGCTGGATCTCGAAGCTCGTCGAGGACTCCAAGCGGGCGCGGTGGCAGCTTGAGCACGCTGCTCGCCACCTCGACATCGCCACCGGCGCCATCGCCCGCGCCATCAACTGCGACGAGCGCGTCAATCGCGCGCTTGTCGGTGAGCTTGCCCGGCTGACGATCGTCGTCGCCGCAACTGCGAAAGGTATCGAATGACCAAGCATTACGTGATCTGGTGGACGAACCAGACCGATTGCGAGTTGCTGCAATCGGTGTGCGAGACCGAGCAGGGCGGCGGCGCACAGTTCGAGGGGCGCGCCGTCCCCGAGGAGTGGCCGGACTGGCTCAAGGCGGAATGGGCCTCGCGTTGGGGACGCAACGGTCGGGGGCGGATCTGGAACACCCATGTCGGCGCTTTGCCGGGCGGTGTGGATTTCTCGGAGACGACGCCGTTCGCCGAGCTCATCGGCGGTAGCGATCTGATGGGCCGGCACAGCGCCGCCGGCATCGTCGTCCCGCTCGAGGATCTGCACCACGTCATCGGCCTGCCCGGGTTCGTGACGAACGACACCCTCTCGCGCCTCTGCATCCATGGCGTGGATCTCGATCTGTGACCTGGTTCATGCGCCAGAGGCAGGACTTCATCCGCGCCCACCTCGAAACCTTCGGGATGATCCGCCGGCAGGAGATCGTCGATCGGTTCGAGGTGACGATCGCAGTGGCCAGCGCCGATCTGCAAACCTTCATCGCCGAGCACCCCGACGCGATCGACTATGACCGCGGCGTCAAACGCTACGTCTACGAGGGCAAGGCGCCGATCGCCGCCGCAGCCCCAAAGGCCGCGAGCGACACCGGGGCGGGGTTGCTGCGGGAAGCGGCGAACCTGGTCTACCGGATCGAGGCCGCGGGTAGGTTAGAGGATGAAGGCATCAACTTCGACAGGTGGAAGCAAACTGCGCGAAAGCTCGCGCCTACCCTTCGCGCAGTCCTAAATACCCCCATCTATGCGACGGTGAAGGCGACGACGCTGGAAGCGGATCTGCGCAAGGCGATCGGCGAGGCAATCGACGGCTTCAAGGACGGCCAACTTCACAGCGAGAAGATCGACGCGATCCTGACCGCGCTGCTCAAGCGGATCTACCACACCGGCAGCGACGCCGGCCGGCTCATCGGCCGCCTCGATGTCGAACGGGCCTGCGAGATGGCGGCGCAGGTTGCCGATCGTGAGCAGCGTTACGAGGGTTCCGACTTTCCTGTATGTGCGGGCATCGCGCGGGAGATCCGGTTGATCCCGGCGAAAATGTGGGCCGAATATGATGGGAAGGATTCGAGCAATGCTGGCTGAGGTCAGGTTCTACGCCGCCGCCGCCGTGCTGCTGCCGCTGGTCAAGATCACCAGCGGCGCACTGGCGATCTTCGACTGCATGCTGGGGATTGAAGACGATGCGTGAGGATCCCCGGCTTATGGCACTCGGCGCCGCGCTCGCCGGCAGTCCGCTCGGCACGCCCGCCGGCAATTCGCAGCTGACGCAGGAGCAGATCGCGTATCTGCGCGCCGGCCGCATGCGCTACGAGGACATCGAATATATCGACGTCCTGGTCGCGGCGACGCCGCCCTGCCCCGGCGAGATCCCCGAGGATTACCGTGCGCAGGCCGAGCTCGTCGAGATGCCGTGTCCGATCGTCGGCAAGCGCCTGGTCGACGGCGCCTGGATCCCCGCGGCAATTCTGTTGCCCTGCGGCCATCTCTCGCGATTTGAAGGGTAGGCCGGCTTGCCGCCGCCGGGGCGGTGTGTCATCAGCGCGGGGCTGGCTTTTGAGATTAAGGCCCTTGAGCGTCAGTGTTGGGGCGGGGAGACCGAAAGGTGTCCCCGCCCCTTCTCGTTACTGCCCCGGGCTGGCCGCCGGGAATTGCATGGCCGGGTTCGTCCCGAACGTCATGCCGCGCGTCACGCGCTTCTGCGTCGTCTCGAACGCAGTGTTCCATTCCTGGAGCTCGGCCAGCTTGGCGTCGGAGACCTGACCGGCAAGAACGTCGACCGCCGTTTCCAGCAGGCCGATGACGGCGGCGCTGGTCGGCGCCGCCACATAGCCGCACGCCTGCGCGGTCGCGATGATGCGATCGGCGAGATCGTCGGCCGTCATCGCGCCGACCGTGCCGCCACCGCCGCCGCGATCGCCTTTGACACCGCGGGATCGACCTTGCCGGTGAGCTTCCCGACCTTGTTGCTCACCATGTAGGCGAAGACGGCGCGCTCGATCTTCTTCTGGCGGGCACGGAACCACAGCAGGCCGGTGCTGATCGCCCACGCCGCCGCCGTGAGGAACGGCACCGCTTCGTTCGCCGAGAGGAAGCGGACCGCCTCGCGGATCCAGGTGTGCTCACCGAAGCCGAGGAACGTGACCGCGCCGCCGATCGCCGCGATGGCCTGGCCCATGAAGAACAGGATCTGCGTCTTGGTCAGCGTGCCCGTCACTTCGATCGGCGTCTGCACCGCCACCTCGTCGGCGGGCTGTAGATCCAGCGTCGGCAGCGTGCCGGCGCCCTTGGTGTCGTCGTCCATCGTATCCTCCTATGCTGCGACCAGCAGCTTGTTCACGTCGCGCCGGATCTCCTGGACTTCCTTGAAGCCGATCAGCCCGCCGTTCACCGCCCTGCGCTCGCCCTCATTATCGTTCGCGGCCATGAGGCGGAAGACGCCGTTCTTCTTGTAGAAGCCGCAGGCGATGAGCAGGCCGGTGAAGGGATCCGCGGCGAGCTCGGGATGGTGCAGCAGATCGATGCCGACCAGGCCCGCGGCCTCGATATAATTGTCCTTGCCGGTCAGCATCGTCGGGCCGCGTCCGCGGAACTGCCAGCCGTCTTCGTTCGCATCGTTGTCGTTCGCGCCAGACTCGTTCCCCATGCGCAGACCATAGGTCTCGCGAGCGATATCCTGCGGCCGGCGGGCGATGCGCAGCGCCAGCGCGTTCGGTGTCTTCGCGCCCTTCGACTTCGGGTTGGTGGCGAAGCGGCTGGGCCAAGTGTTCGCCAGCCCCTGCGCCGAGTAGGACAGATTCTCCTCCCACCGCCGGTAGCCGCCGGTCTCATGCCCGGTCTCTGCAATGAAGCCCGCGATCAGCGCCGCCGACTGGTCGACGCCGTACAGCGGAAAATGCTTCACAGCGCTCTCGCCGAGCCGGCGCATGGTGTCGTCATAGCTGTGACCGACCGCCTTCCCCATGAGGCGGCCATAGGTCTCGCGTCCCGGGTTGCCGTCGACCCCCGCTCCGATATTCCGCTGCGTCTTTCCCCAATCGATCATCGTGTCGTCTCCTCATGCGTGAGCACGGGATATCACGATCAGATCTCGTCGCCGAGGATCCCGCGCATATCGGCGGCGAAACCGTCATCCTCCGGCAGCGGCAGCGATTCCCGCAGCGCCTTGCCGATGCCGGACCGGCGGGGGTGCAGCGGATCCGTCGGCTCGACGTGCGCGGTCGCCCGGCCGGCGTGATCGGTATCGATGACGCTGTGATAAGGCCGCGAGCCCTCGGGTACTTCCGCCGCGATCGCCGCCGTCGCCGCGCCGCCGCGCAGTTTGGCGCGCTCGATGATAATGCGGACAGCTTCGTACCCCATGAGCGACAGCACCGCGGCGAGGAACGCGGCCTGCTGGTTCGTCAGGTGAAACTGCTCAACCGCCGCCGAGGCGACGATCGCGAGGAAGGGGATGATGCAGAGCCGGCTGATCCACCAATTGGCGTTCGGATTGCGCTGCTCATGGCGCTCGCGGCCATAGGCGCCGATCAGGCCCGAGCTTAGACCCAGGGCGAGAACGACGTAGAGGATCTTGTCCTTCAAAAACTCGACGAAGATCCCCATGCCGTCATGATAACGCACCAGCCGCCAGCGTGACGAGTAGAATACCGAAGGGGGCGAAAATTACAGCGCGCTTATGTTCGACGGCAGAGCCGCGCGTCTTGACCAGCTGATAGACGATTGCCGAAATGATGAGGCCGATCAGGCCCGATGCTGTGAGCGGGTCGGGCCGTGCTTCGATGCCGCGGCCGATCGATCGGATCTGGAAGGTGAGCAGGCTGATGCTGATGAGCAGCATGACGCAGGCGATGAGGTCGCCGGGCTGGGTGATGCGCCGACCAACGCGGACCAGGGCGGGCAGGCTTTCCATGCCGATCAGGAGCCAGAGGACGAGGACGCCGAGGCGGCAGGCGTGGATGATGTGGAGGAGCAGGTCGGAATTGTGGTGCATAATCACGCCTTTGCTTGATGCCCCTGTTGCTCCCCCCTTACGCCGCCGCCGCCGATTAGGGAACGATGTCAGTCCGATCTCTCTGATCGCTCGGACGCCAGCCGAAAGCGAAGCAGAGCGTGCACAGCCCGCCGACGATAACGACGCATACGGAAGTAACAACCAATGCGATGACCTGCATACGCCCACAACCCGGTGTTGATCTGGATGAAACACTCGAGGGCGAAGATAGCGTTCACCATCTCCTCGTAGACGATGAGGCTGACCTTGGGGTTAGATGGGTAGGCCAAGCTCACGATACACGACACCAGATTGAGCACCATAATGGTTCCAGCCTGGCGCGGCGCCCGGGTGATGCAGCAGATCGCGGTCGCACAGACGCCGAGCTCGGCGGTGGCGAAGATGGCGGGCTCGAGACCGATCCAGCGCGCCGGCAGCAGCATGACGCCGATCGTGCTGAATACGACGCTGCCGACGAGGCCGACGCCGATCATACGGACCGGCGTCGACCAGGAGAAACGGCACGCCAGCGCCGCCGCCACCAGGAACAGGATCGTCCAGGTATAGTCGATGGCCATCCCTGGGGTTCCTTCTATCAGGCTGCGCGTGCGGTCGGCGCCGGTTCGTGCTTCACGCCGGCCTGCGTCTGCATCTCACCCTTTGCCGGCCGCGTCGACCCGGCCGCTTCGTACCAATCGATATCCGGGTAGAAATCTACGAGGGCCTGAGAGCAGAGCTGATGCAGCTTTTCCTCGAGCTCGACGAGATGGCCGAGGTTGTAGGCCCGCAACTCGACACTGAGATTGCGCAGCACCAAGCCGATATCGTTGGCGCGCGGCTGCGTCACGGCGTCAGGCGTCGGATTGTCGAGGATCGGGCCGAGCGCGTTGCTGATCGCCAGGATCTGGTTCTTGAGCAGCGGCGAGCCGGTGACGAAGACGCCGGCATATAGCTCCTCGAAGGCGGCGCGGATCTCGGTGGCGGCGTCGGACAGGTCGGACATCTAAGGCTCCTCAGTTGATGATCGATTCGACGCTCAGCGAGCGCGTGAACCGGGCGTTGGAATTCGTCCCGCGGTTCGTGGTCAGGTTCCCGTACAGCAGGCGATCGTGGAGGTAGGCGCCCTCCTTGCTGTTGGGAATGACGAAGATCGGATCCGTCGTCCCGACGCGCTGCGCCAGGTCGGCGAACAACGCCTCATGCTTCGACTCGACCATCAACGGGAGCTCGAAGTCGACGCGCCGGCCGCGGAAGCCGGAGACCGCGTCGGGGCTCCCATCTCGGGAGCGGTTGAACGTGCCGAGATCGAACGACGTATCGGTCATGTCGCTGTAGTTGGTGGCGACGCGGGCGCGCCCGAAGACGGCATGGGTGATGTGGACGACGCCGCCGGTGGCCGTCTCCCCCGAGATCTCGATCAGAATGAAGCGGTTCGTGATCGGCGACGGCAGGCGGATGATGCCGTGGTAGCCGCGGCGCTGGCTGATCCCGGCGCTGACGCGGAAGCTCTGCGATGCCGAGGCATAGGAGCCTCCGCTGACCACGGCGGCGGCGGTGTCGGCGGCGATGATGCGGACGCGGGCGCCCTCGGGCAGGTTCGTTTCCAGCAGCGCGATCGTGTCGATCGGCGAGCCATCTGTCTCGACGTAGAAATAGGCGGCGCCGTTCTGATAGCCCATGCGGTGCGCCGCGGCCGGCGTCGGGCGGCCCATGTTGTCGACCGAATAGCCGGCGACCGGCGCCGAGCCGGCGTACCAGCGCGACGGCCGCGCCGGGATGATGATCTGCGCCGGCGCAACCTGGATCTGGATCACGGGATAGCTGCCCGCCCCCGTCGTCGTGAAGGCGCGGGGCGACCCCCAATCGCTCCGATCGCCGGCGCTGCTGACCTCGCGTCCCCGGATCCAATAGGTGCCCGCCTTGTTCAGGCCGGTCAGCGCGACCTGCGCCGCCGCCGCGACCGAGATGATCGGGGCGGCGCAATATTCAAAGGTGCGCCGCGTCGCATACTGGATGTCGATCGAGCCAGGACTGCCGGCATAGGTCATGTTGAGCGTGAGGGTCGTATCCGCCGCCGCGGCCTGGCTAAGCTCTACCGTCATCCCACCAACTCCACGCTGTAGCGATCGATCGTCATGTCGAAGCTGGTCGACCTGGTCCGGCAGACCGTGTTGATGCTGCGCTGCTCATCGATCAGGCGGAAGCACGGCACGGCCGGGACGACAGGAAGTGTCGTACCCACCCCCAGGAACTCGTCGAGCTCGACGCCCTCATGCGGACGGCCGCGGCCACCGAGCAGCGCGGCGCGCTCGTTCAGCTTGACCTGCGCGTCGGCGCGATATCGGAAATAGGTCGGGATCTCACCGGCGTCCGTCGCCGTCGGCTGCGCGTCTTTCAGCGCCTGGTCCTTGAAGATCAGGGCGACACCGTCTTGGGTGTAGCGGGCGATTGCGGCGGGTGTGGCTGGCATGGTGCCGCGGATATACCGCGCCGCCGTGCCAGCCGTCCATCCAGCCGATCAGCCGAGGAAGTTGAGCTTCATGTCATCGATGTAGATCGACATCGGCGGCAGGTTCTGGATGTCGATCGCGATCATGTAGTGGGTCGCCCAATTCGGCGATCGCTCGTTCGCATCGTCGAAGGGGACCGGCTGCGCATAGGTCGTGGTCAGCGCGCGCCGCCGCCAGGCGGTCTCCCCGGTGCCGTCGAGGTAGATATCGTCCTCGCCCTTGAACTGGGTATGCGTGCCGATGATTGGGCGGCCGAGCGGATCGTACCGCAGGATCGTGCAATAGAACTGCCGGACGTAGATCGGATATTGCACCACCTTGCCGTCGGATCCCGTCATCGGCGAGCCGGGCACCACTTCGGGCGCCAGGAAGAACATGCGGCCGACCAGGTTGCCCGGTGCCGGCAGCGGCACGAAGAAGGCGATGTGGGAATAGACGGTGTTGTCGTTCCCCTTGAGCTTCTGGATCCGCAGCGATCGCGTCCCGGTGCGCGCATAGTTGGTCGAGAGCGAGCACTGGATGAAGGACGAATTCCAGCGATCGATCATGCGGCCGGCGGGATCGCTGGCATAGACGCCGCCGATCAGATCGATGCCGGTCGGGTCGTTCTGCAGGAAGTAGCTCGACCCCGCGGCCTGCGGCTCGAAGGTGCCGGCACCGCCGAGCACGTCCATTGATCTGCTTTCCGAGATCAGGTCCGGCCCCATGTTCGGATTGCCCAGGTTCGACCAGCCGATGAAGTTGACGCGGCCCGGTCCGCTCGCCGAGACGCCTGACGCCGAGCTCAGGTTATAGGTCTGCGAGTTGATGAACTCGACGACGGCCATGCTGGTATCCAGCTGCAACGGTGGCGACGGCATGCTGTTCACGCCGCCGGCCATGAGCATGTAGCTGCCGATGAAGTGGACCTTCCCCGTGGTGCAATGGATGATCGGCTTGCCGGCGATCTTCACGCCCTGCTGCTCCATCCGCGTCCCGATGATGCGGAAGATGCCGGCGTTGTTGATAATCATCTGGTCGTTGTAATCGAGGATGCAGCCGGTCGTTGTGAACTCGGCGCCGCCGGGGTTGTTGAACGCCAGCGGGCCGCCGCTGACCGATCCGTAAAAGAACTTGATGTTCTCGCCGGCGTTGACGCTGCCCGGGCCGAAGTAGAGCCCGTTGAAGCTGTTGCCGATATCGCACATGAAATAGTTGATGAGGTAGGCGCCGTCCGACCAATTCAGGACGTGCTCGAACCAGCCGTCGCCCTTGACGAGCTCCCAATCCTGTAGCGATCCGTCGATCGAGGCGAACGATTTCCACAGCCCGCCGCTCAGACCGACGGCATTGTTCCGGTCGACCGGCCCCTTGAGGTTGCACTTCCGCAGGCGGCGCGAGATGAAATAGTGGTCGACCGGCCCGTCGCGGTGATTGAGGATCGCGCAGTTGGGGATGAACGGCACGATGTCGTATTGGTAGACCTGCAAGTCGAGATAGCCGCCGCCCTTAAACACGACGCCGCCTGAGGTGCTGGCCTTCGTGGTCTCGAAATCGAACTGCGCCGTCACCTCCGTCCAGACGTTCTCCGGGTCCTTGGTGTCGAACGTCGGGAAGACGGTGCTGGCGCGATCGGCCAGCCCGAAGAGATGGATCGTGCAGTAGGCGGGGTTCGGGTTCTTGAAGTTGAACGACTGTCCCCGCTTGGCCCGCGCCCGCATGATGGCGCGCCAGCGGCCGGGCGGCAGCGTGACGTTGTGCTTGAACTCGTAATAGGGATTGCGATCGCCGACGTGCACCTTGTCATCGATGCACTCCGCATAGCCATCCTTGAACTTGGCGTAGATGATCCAGCCGGGCTGATTGTCGTAATCGCTGGTGTTGTACCAGCCGCCGGGCGGATCGCTGAAATTATAGTCCGGGATCCGGTGCTCATTCGAGATGACCTGGCGCAGATCCGACCAGTCCAGGACGCCGTAGTTGACGTCGACGTCGGCGATGCCGGCGCACCAGCTGAGCGGGACGTGCGTCGACGGATCCGAGTTGCACATCTTGTAGGTACGCTTCGGCGGGCAACGATACTGGCCGACGGTGTCGACCATCTTCTGCCAGGCCAGGAAATCCATCTCCTGCGCCAGGCTCACCGCGCGCGGATAGACCGCCTGGCACGCGGCCAGCGTTGAATAGACGAACCGGGCGGGGTGCGACTGGCCGTCGCCGATCGCGCCGAAGAGCTCGGGTCCGATATGCCCGACACCGATCTTCGACGTCACCGACGCCGGCGACGCGATCAGCGTGACGCTGCCGTCGGGCGCGGTCAGCGGATAGCGGCCGTCCCCCATTGGGCCGCCCGTTGCGGTGCCGGTGAGCCAGGCCGCATATTCGTTCTGGATATTGGTGCGCTGGCCGATCAGCTTCGAGACGCCGTCGAGCAGCTGCTGCGGGAATTGTGCGGTAGCGTTGCCGGGATTGCTGGCCATTACATTGCACCCTTCTTGATCTCGAGCACTTCGAGCGCCGAGTTGGCTTTGAGGACGAGATCGATGTTGTCGGTCTCGCCGTTGTAGACGGTGGCCGTGATCGTGTGCGGACCGGCCGGCAGGTTCTGCAAATAGGTGAACGGCGCGATCGTGATCTTGCCCTGGCTCCCCTGACTATCGAGCACGATGTTATTGGTGCCGCCGGCGTAGCTGGTGCTGCCGTCGACGACGAACGCCGTGGTGAATTGAAGATCGTCGCCCGACCAGAAATAGCCGTTGAGCGATACCTTGAGCAGGCTGTTGCTCTCGTCCTTGGTGAAGCTGATCGTCATCACGCTCACGGTGTTGCCGCGCGAGATCCCGACGTCGCTGCTGAGCAGCGCGACCTTCGTCTGCTGCACCGCCGAGCCCTTGATCGTCGACGTCGTGACGCTGTCCGCGATGATCGCAGAGACGTAGAGCGTGTTCGCCAGACGCCAGACGCCGCCGGAATAGGTCAGGGCGTTGATCGGCGGGCCGTTCTTGTTGCGGTCGACGAAATAGAATTCATCGGCGAACAGGTTGATCGACGACATCCGCTTGGCACCATTGGACGTCACCTGGAAGGCGCCCATGACGCCGTCGGCATCGGTGCGCAGGATGGCGTTGGCCATCGAGCTTCCGTCCTGGATGAACGAGTCCATGAGCAGCTTCACCGAGGCCGCGTTCGCCTTGCCTGTGACCTGCACCTGTTGAAGCAGCGTGGCATTGCTGTTGTCGCCGTCCGTGATGGTCTGCTTCATCTGTAGGATCGCGGCGGTGTTGTCGGCGTTCTTCGATGCCTGGACCGAGATCTGATAGGCCATCGAGTTATTCGTGCCCTGCTGCTCGCCCTTGAATTGCAGGAAGACGTTGCCGACCGGCTGGCCGTTGGAATAGCCGATCGCCTGGATCAGCTGGTTCAACTGGTCGCCGTTCAGGATCGCGGCGAGGATGGCCTGGGTGTTGATATCCATGCCGTCGAGCACCTGCTGCGCGGTGCGCCCGGCGACGGCAGCGGTGTCCTTCGAGGTGTTCTGCCCGGTGACGTCGGCGCCCTTCTGCGCCGGCTCGAGCTCGGCCAGCGACTTGCCCGACCCGGGGTAATAAATCGTGGTCGCATCGGTGGCGTTGAGGATCTGCTGCCAGTAGGGCGCCGCGGCGTCGCGCGGATCCCCGGGGATGTGGCCCGCCGCCGGCGCCGGCCAGATGTAGAGCCAGCGGCTCTTGTCGGCGAGCCAGACCATGTTGCCCTGCCGATAGGTCTCCGAATTGCTATAGAGCCCGCGGTCGACCAGGGCGTCGACATAGTTGACCTCGCTGTAATCGAGCACGTCGACCGGGCGCTCGGCGCGGTAGACGACGCGCCAGATCGGCACCAGCGGATCGGCACTGCGCATATTCGTCACCGCCGGCAGGACCGAGGCGTCGTAGTTGATCGTCGCCACCTCGGCGGTGAGCCCGGCCATCGTCACCGCGATCTTGTTCTGCACCGTCACCAGCGGCGTCGCGTTCATCGGCCAGCACAGCCCCTCGATCGCGTCGCTGCACTGGATCTGATCGCGGAAATAAGCGCGGACCTCGTATGGCGCCGCGGCGTCGAGGATGTCGAAGGTGCCGAGCATGACGTCGGCGTCGGCGACCAGGGCGTGCACCTTGAGGATCCGCTTGATGATCGCCCCGGTCATCGCCGAGCCGAACGTCGCGTTGAAGGTGATGCGCCCGGCCGGCGGCGCGCCCAAGGCGACCATGCCCGCGGCGAGGCACGTCCCCCACCGCCCCTTCGGGATCGAGCCGTTGTGGGTGGCGTCGACCAGCTGGCCATAGCTCGGCCAGTCGCCGGCGCTGGGGCCGAGATCGCTCAGCGCCTCCATCGCCGCCGCCACCGAGATCAGGTTCCCGTAGCCATCGAGCATGCCGATGTTGTTGACGCTATCGAACAGCGTCCATTCGACGTCCTCGCAGAAGCCGAAGCCCGCGGGGTAGAGCTTGCCGCGCATCTCAGGACCGCCGCCGGCCGCGCCATCGGCGTTGAACTCCTTGGTGAGCAGCGGCTTGTCGACACGGGTGCGGTCGACGAGCGCGTTGATCGTCATCTTGCGGGCGTCGCGATCATAGGGCGACGACGTGACCAGGCCGTCGAACTCGACGACGCGGCGATTGTAATCGAGCGCGGCGACCGACCAGATCGTCACCGGGGCGCCGGGATAATAGAGGCGGGACGGCGAGAGGTGGCCGTGAATCGCGTTCATATCGATGATGAAGTCGGCGGCGGCGAGCTTGAACTTGCCATCGAGATCCAGGCTCATCAGATCCTGCGCGATCCGCGGCCGGCGGGAAACGGCGGGCTCCCAATTCAGCCCGCCCAGGCCGGCGGCGGTAGCCTCCGCGGCCGAGCTCAAGCGGATATCGACGCGAAGCCCGGTTCGCAGGTCGAGGGGGCGGACGAGGATGAGGATCGGCAGCATGCCACCATCCTACCCGCCCGCCCCGATCGGCGTAAGTCTCAGCTGCGGAAGGCCGCCAGGCTATCGAGGCTGGAATAACCCTTGTCGTTGCTGCCGCCGCCGCCGCCGGCGAGGTTCGCAAGTCCCGCCGCGACGACGTCGAGCTTCGCCGCCAGCACCGCCGTCTGATCCTGCGTCGCCTTCACCGCGGCGCTGCTGCTCGCCGCCAGCGCGGCCTGTACCCCGCTGTCATTGGCGAACGGGCTCCCCGGCAGATCGCCGTTCGTGCTCACACCCGGCACCGACTTCGACGCCTTGGCATCGGTGAGCAGCTTGGTCAGCATGTCGAAGTCGTTGAAGAACGACGAGTTGGATCCGTTGAACGCCCGGCTGGCATCCTGGAACTTGCCCGCCGCGGCGACCAGCGCCTGGTCATCGATCTTGCCCGACGCGAAATCCGACTTCGCCTGGTTCAGATCCGACGTCGCGTTCTGATAGACCGTCGCCTTGTTCAGCGGCGAGCTCGATCCCGACAGCATGCCCTTGAGGTAATCGTCGATCGCCGACGTCGCCGCCTTCGAGGCGTCCGCGATCGTCTTGGCCCGATCGATGTCGTAGAGCTTCTGCGCATCGGCATATTGCTGCGCGCTGGCCTTGCCCTCGTTCAGCGCCGCGATCAGCTGGCTATACTGGTCGTTGAGATCGTTGACGGCGGCGCGCACCGGATCGGTGGCGGCGAGCAAACGCTTCGGGATCGACTCGATCAGCAGCGCCTTCTGGATCGCCTTGTTCAGATCCTGCCCGCTCTTGAGGATCCGCTGGCTGGCCTCCGAGATCCCGGTGAGCACGCCGTCGGAGATGGCATCGCGGATCGCATACTGGACCGCCTCCTGCTCATCCTTGAACGTGATGGCGCCGCTGCTGCCCTTGCCGCCGATCGGCGTGCCGTTGGTGCTGACGCGGATCTGATCCTTATAGGTGCCGATCTGGACGTTCGACGTGCCCGTGATCTTGGCGCCGAGCTGATCCGCGATCTGCTGCAAGCCGTCGGAGACGCTGCCGGCGAGACCGACGGCACCCTGCACCGCCTTCGCGTTGGTGCCCTTACCGGCGGTCGCCGCCAGCTGGCCGAACTGGTCGGTGGTGATGCCGGCCGAACCGACCTTCGCCTTCTTGAACAGCCCGCCCAGCGTGCCGCCGATGAGGCCGCCGATCTCGGCACCGAAGGGGATCGGCACGAAGCTGCCGATCGCGCCGCCGATTTTCGCGCCGGTCGCCGACTGCTTCAACCCGATCGCCGAGGCGATGTTCGAGGCGAAGGCGCCGCGGCTGGCACCGTTGAGGGCGTCGCCGAGCTTGCTGCCGAGCCCGCCGAGGAACTTGGTGCCGAGCGCCTTGTCCAGCTTCTCGCCGAGCGCCTGGCCCTCGGCGTTGTAGATCTCGCGGACCGACAGCTGCTTCTTGCGGTCGACCGGCTGCTGCGCCTCCTGGACCTGCTTGCGCTTCGCCGTGACGACGATGTCCTGCGGCTCCGGCTCGGCGTTCATGTCGGCCAGCGCCGCCGATCGATCGGTGCTGCGGCCGGCGAGGCGATCGCCGAGCTCGCCGACCTCCGACGCCAGACCCGCGGCGGTGAGCAGGATGCTGCCGCCGCCGAGCCCCGCCAGGTTGCCGGCCTCCGCGAACGGGCTGGTCAGCCCCGACGCGCCGATCGGCCCGGGTGCCGCACCGACGCCGCCGTTCATGTTCTGCAACGTCTGCTCGAGCTTGTCCGAGACGCCGTCGACGACGTTGCCGAACCGCTGCACGGCGGTCCCCGTCTTCTTGGTCTGGTCGGCGGCGAAGTCGGTCGCGTTGACGAGCCCGGTGCGACCCGAGATCATGTCGTCGATCTTCTTTTGCAGGCCGCTGAACAGACCGTCGACGCCGAGCTTGTTCTTTGCCTGCTGGAACCCGCTGAGCACGGATCCGCCGAGCCCGCCGAGCGTGTCCTTGGCGAAGTCGAGCGTGCCATAGCGGCGCGTCTCGCCATCCTTGCCGGTGATCTGGCTCCCGACCTTGGCCGCCTTGTTCGGCAGATCGTCCAGGAACTGCGTCACCGAATCGCGGAGACTGTCTACGGTACCGCGCAGCGTCGACACGATGCGGCCACGCTCCTCGAGCGCGGCGTTGATCGTGTTCTGCGCATCGGCGAGGCTGACCAGCGTCTGATACTGCCCGGCCTGGATGATGCCGGTGCGGTCGACCAGCTGGAACGACCGCTGCAACGCATCGGCCTCGGCGTCGCGGCCCTGCAACGTCAGCGTCTGGATCTGTAGCTGGCGCTCCATGTCACGCGTGATGTCGTTGAACGGCTTGTTCAGCGCGGCATCGGCGTTCTGGCGATCGAGCATCGCATCGGTCGCCGTATATTCGCGGCGCTTCTGCTTCCCCTTGGAGTCGAGCTCGACGTTGCCATCGGGGCCGACGACGTTGATCTGCTGGCCGATCAGTCGATCGAAGGCGCGCTTATCGTTCTCGATCGTGTCGACGAGCTTCGGCTGGTCGTCGTACTTCGACCGCAGATCGTTTAGCTTTTCGGTCGCCGACGCCGCGCGCCGCGTTGCCGCCTCCTCCTCACGCGCCGCCTTCGCGGCCTCGCGCGCGGCCTTCGCCGAGATCGCTTTCGCCGCCGCCGCATCCCGCTTGTCGATCGCTGCGGTCTGCAAATTATACTGCGCCGTCGCCTGCGCGATCTCCTGGATCTTGCGCTGGTCGTCGTATTGCGGGTTGCTCTGGATCGACGAGATCTGCTCGTCGAACTTGCTCTTGAGCAGGGCGCGCTTGGTGCTGATCGAGTCGGCCTGCGCCGTCCCCTGCGCGAGGATCTGTTCCGGGGTGAGCGGCGCCACTGTCTTGCGCTCGACGCGCGGCTTGGCGAGCTCGTCCGTCGTCCTGTTGAGATTCGTGATCGCGTCGTTCAGCGTTACGTCCGCGGCAAGCACGCCGCCGATCTTGCTCTCCTTGCCGCCGACGACCTTCCCCGCGCCCTTGCCGAGGAAGCGATCGATGCCGCCCTGCAACCCGGTGTCCTGGAAGACGTCCGGCCGCTTCGCGTACAGCTGCGAGATGAACTGCGCGCCCGACGGCGACAGCACCTGACCGTTGCGCAGCGCATCGGACATGGTGTTGAGCTTGTCGAAGATCGCCTTCCGATCGTTCGGCCCGATGTTGTCGGCATAGCCGACGCGCTGCGCCACCGTCGCCAGCGACCCACCGAGATCCCTGTTCGCCGCGGTGCGCTGCTGGCGCGCATCGGCGACGCCGGCCTTCGCCGCCGCCAGGGCGATATCGCGGTAGGCGTCGGCCTGCTCGCGCAACTTGTCGGTGGTGATGCCGAGCCGCTTGTAGAGCTCGTCCTGACCGCCGGAGAAATTATGCAGGCTGTCCAGGGCCGCCTCAGATTGGCCGGCGAGATAGATCAGCGCGCCGGCGGCGACCGTCAGGGCCAGGACCAGCGGGCCGCCGACCGCCGCCGACAGCCCCTTCGCCGCCGCCGACAGCCCGCCCATGACGGCCGTGCCCGCAGACGCCACGGCGTTGTAGGCGACCTGCGCCGCCGACAGCCGCACCTCGGCCGCGGCGAGCGCGGTGTCGGCGGCCGCGACCTCGAGCGTCGTGGCGGTGATGACGCCGTTGACGGCCGCGCGCTGCTGGCCGAGCCCGATCAGCACCGGGCCGCGCGCCGCCGCCGCGATCTCGGCCTCGGCGGCGGTTACGGTGGCAGCGGTTGATGCCTGCATGGCGACCTGCTGCTCGCCCTGCGCCGCGGCCAGTGCCCGGGCGGTACCGGCCGCGCGGACGTCGGCCTGCGCGAGCTCGAGCTTGGCAGCGGTCTGCTGCTCGGTGAACGCGGTGATGCGCGCCGATCGCGCCGATTCCTGCTCGCCGTCGGCCAGGGGGCGATTTACGAGCGGCGCCGCGCTGGCGAACGTCTGCACGTTGAGGGCCGCCGCCGCCTTCGCCTCGTTACGGACAGCCAACTCGGCCTGTAGCGCGGCGACCCGCATATCGATCGCGATGACCTCGGCGCGCGCGTTCACCACCGCCTGCGCACCCTTGGCGCGATCAGCCTCGGCCGCCTCAACCGTCTTGGCGATCTCGGCATCGATCGCGGCGATGACCTGCTGCTCGGCCGCCAGGCGCTCCTGCGCCACAGCGCGTGTCTGCGCCGCCGTGTCGACCTTGGCCTGCGCAATGCCCCGGGGCGTGAGCAAGGTGACGGCGTCGGCGCCACGGGCCGCGGAGGTTGCCGTCGTCTGCGCGGCGATATCCCGCTTGAGGTTCCGCGCCGCGGTGAGCTCGGCGATGAAGCCGGTCAATTTCGGCAGCGTGAACCGCGCCGCGAAGGCACCACCCAAGGCGAGGAGCACCTGTAGGTTCTGCGCCGCGACGGAGATGACGTTCGCCAGCGTCGAGGTGACGCCGACGGTCTGGTCGACCTTGCCGGTGAGCAGCGTGAAGGCGGTGACGAACTCGGTGCGCGCCGAGCCGATCGTCTTCGGCAGCTTCGAGAATTTGACGTCGATCGCGTCGGCGCTGCGCGTCAGCGCGTCGGCAATCACCGTCGCCGTCAACTTGCCCTCGGCGCCGAGCTTGCGGAGCTCGCCGGTGGTAACGCCGATCGAGCCGTCCGCGTTCTGGAAACCCTGCGCGATCGCGCGGGCAAGCTCGGGGATGTTTTCCAGGATCGATCGGAGCTCGTCGCCGCCGAGCTTGTTGGACGCGAGGCCCTGCGAGAACTGATACAGCCCGGCCTCGCGCGTCGCCGCATTGCCGCCGCTGAGCGTCGCCGCCTTCGCCGCCGTCTCGGTGACGCGCGCGACCTGGCGCTGGCTGATATTGAAGTCGCGGCCGGCGGCGGTGAGCTTGGCATAGAGATCCGCGGTCGGGGCGAGCGCCGATCGCGTGGCCAGCGCGATCCGCCCGGTCTCGCGCAAGGCACCGTTGACCTGGTCCTGCGACGAATAGAGCGGCTTCAACCGGCTCTCGACCTCGGCGTAGACATTGGCGACGCCGGCGAACGCGAACAGCGCCGTCGCGGCGCCGGCGAGCACCAGCGTCCCGGTGCCGAGCGTGGTGACGGCCGACGTGATGGCGTTGATGCGACCGGCGATCGGGCCGAGCGGCCCCTGGACGACCGACAGCGTCGTGCCGAGCACGGTGAGGCCGCGCGATAGCTTCGTGGCTTCACCGCCCATCGCCGCCGTAGATGCGGCCTGGCGCGCCTGCGCAGACGTGACAGCCACCGACGTCGCGGCGACGCGGCGGTTGGACGCGGCGAGGTTGTCGTTCGCCCCTGCGGCGGCGCTGGCGCCGTTGTTGCGCGCGGCGGTGCCGGTCGAGCCGGCGGGGATGACGTTGGCGAGCGCCGTGGTCCGGATGCTGGCCAGGCGCGCCTGCATCGCTGAGATGCTGGTCGAGGTGTCAGCGGCCTGCCGGCGGATCGATCCGAATGACGATGCCGCGCTGAGCTCGAGGTTGCGGAAGCCGTTGGTGCTGCGCTTGTCGCCGAGCGCCGCCGCCGTCGTGTTCGACGCCTCCTGCGCCAGGCGGCCGATATCGCGATACGTCGCCTCGGCGAGCGTGCGCAGCTGCGAATAGGACTGCCGCGTGGCAGGATCGAGCTCCGTGCGCAGATAGGTCGTGTAGGTATTGCTCGCGCCGTTCGCCATCTCTCGGATCCCGCAGCTGGTATCGTAAGGCCCGGGATCCGACCTATCAGCTGCTGACCGCCGCCGCTATCTCGGCCGCGATCTCGGCGGGGATCTCGCGAAACGCCTGCTGCACCGTGGCCTGCGGATCGTATCGCTGCGCCCGCGACGTCTTCTTGATCCCCCAAAAGATCGTGACGCGCTTGCTGCGCACCTTTGTCCGCGACATCCGCTTGCCCGGTCGCGACGCCAGCCCCGTCTTCACGCTGATGTCGGCGACCTCGACGTAGAGCTTAGCGAGCCGGGGAGAGAGCAGCGCGAACTCGAGCTTGCCGAGCGGACTGCCCTGCCGGCGATATCGCTCCGGCGTCATGCGGCCACGCCGCGTATCGCCGGGGATCTTGGCGACGCGCCGGATGGCATCGGTCTGGAACCACAGCCAGTTGCCGCGCACCGGCTGGATCGTCGTGCCCTGGCTGTACGCCTGCAATGCCTGGCCGGCGCGGCTCTCGTCGCCGTTATCGGCGTAGATGACGCCATAGGCGTTGTCGTTGCCGCGCAGATCCTTGCCGGCGCCGCTCTTCGATTTGACGGCGTTAGTCAGCCCGCCCAGCCCGGCGGCGCGCATGTTGGTCCGCTGGCGCTGCTGCGCCTCGCGCGTCTTGGCGGGGATGACGACGCGCGCGGCGGCGGTGACGCGGCGCTCGCGATCGCGGAGATTGCGATCGATCTGATCGAGGTTCGGCGGCCGTTCGGTGAAACGCATGAGGGGAGCCCCGCTGTGGAGCTCCCCCGTTACGCCGTCTTCGGCTCGTTATCCTTGAAATATTGCGCCAGGATCGACCAGGCGCGGATCAGGCGGATAGGCTGGAAGAGGATGGCTCGGCCGTCGGGGAAGGTCTCGTCGTCACGGTGTCGGAGACGAGCGAAGAGACGGACAAGGTTTCGGTGGTTGGCTGTGATGTGTCGCCGGGGGTTGGTGCGATAGGTGAGGCGGCGGCTGGTGCCGTCTCCTCGCTTGACGTCGATTTGCCATCGCTGGTGTCCGATGCGGTGCTCTTCGTCTCCGAACCAGCCGGGAGCGAAGAACTCCCTGGCTGCGAGGACGAGTTTCCCTCCGCACTCGACGGCAGATCGTATGCCGCCTCGCACGCCGCCGCGAGCTCATCCCAGGCCGCGCCGGTGCCATCGAGCTCCATGAGCTCGCTGCGTAGCGAGTCGACCGTCGCCTTGCTGAGCACCGGGGCGTCGAGCGCCAGGCGCGGCTCGAACGCGGCCTCCGTCTTGAGCCCCATCCAGCCGGCGACGACCAGGCGCACCATGAGCGCGGCATAGCGCATGTTGTAGAGGTTCTGGTCGGTCAGCTTGTTGCGCAGGCGCTCCGAGCCGTCGGTGAGATCCGACGTCAGCAACGCGGCGCGGGCGCGCTCACGCGGCGACGTCGTCTCGACCGGCCGCGGCGCCGCCTCGAACTCGATCCCGGCGATGATGGCGTCCTGCCGGCGGATCGCCTCCTGCTCATCCCATTCCGCGGTCGCCAGGCTGAACTGCTGCTGGCGCTGCCAGAAGCCTTCCAGGAACCGGGCGTTGTCGTCGGCCTCGGCCTCGTCGGGGAAGATCGAATAGAGCTCGGAGATCATGAGCGACCGGATCTGATCGGAGCTGACCTCGCGGACGCCGAGCGAATAGAGGCGCGCCGCGATCATGTCGCGATCATCCCAGCCCGGGACGCGCAGCTGGAACGAGATCGTGGGGTGCGGGATGACGTGGCCAAGCTCGCCAAGCTCCGTGTTCGGCGGGATGAACGTGCCGAGCGCATCGATGGTGAAGGGCAGCGTCTGCCCGGTGGTCAGGGGGATGTGGCTCATAGGTAAGGCCCTTTCGTGGGGTGGAAGTTAGCGGACGAGCTCGTCAATTTGGATCGAGGCGCCGGCATCGAGATAGAGCAGGCCGCTGAATTCGAGATTGGCGACCAGCACCTCGATCTTGTGCTCGCCAGCCGGCAGATCCGTGAGGAAGCGCCTAGCGGCAAACGGCATCGCGGCCTTGCTGTTCGGGCTATCGAGCACGGCGTTCATCCGGCCGAACGGCATCTCGAGATCGCCGTCGATCCGCAAGGTGACATCGAATTGCAGATCATCATCGCCGGAGCATTGCGCCGACATCGCGACCAGCAGCGGGCTCTCGTCCTGCCGCTTATTGACGTTGATGGTCGCAAGCAACAGGTGCTCGCCGCACTCGACGACCGTGATGCCGTCGAACAGAACCAGATATTGCGGATAGGTCATCGGAAGGCCCTTGGTTGTGGAGGTGCCTAGATACGCGAACGGCCCGCCCGAGCAAATGCCAGAGCGGGCCGCTTCGCGAGGTTGCTTTCGGCTTTCCCGTCGACAATCGCATCACCCCCTTTCGCGCCGGAGGCTGCGCAGATCCGCGCCGCTTGGCCTTATCCCAGGTGAGGCGCGGCGCGGATCTCGCCCTCGTTTCTATTCCGAGGTGCCAGCCCGCCGATTCGGATGTTGAGCTCGGAGCGGTGGGCGGGGGCCTGATACGACAATGGCCGCTCCCGGGGAAGCGGCCACCTTATCGACGTCGACGCGCGCTGGCGTCAGACGTTGCGTTCCGCCGATCGGCGCGAGACGCCGGCTTCGTGGCGGTTGCGCTGATAGAGATCCGCCGAGATCGCGGTGGGGGCGCCGCCGGCGTTGACCGCGAAGCGGGGCGTGCCGGGACTGAGCTCGAACGGCTCGGCGATGGTCTCGATCGCGAACGCGACGACGCGGGCGACGGTCAGCTGAACCGCGACGAGCGCGGAACCGATGAAGGCGATGAGGGAGCGGCAGAAAAGGAACATGGCGTTCTCCTGAGTTGCGAGCCGAGGCATCGCCTCGATCCGAGACCAGCAGGATAACGCGCGGTGGCGAGGAGGGAAAGGTGGCGGGCGGGACGCGACCCCCGCCATTCAGCGCGATAGGCGTGCTGTAACGCCTCGTTTTACTCGGCAGGCCGGCTTTGGGCCGGGCGGGAGTCGAACCCGCCTATACGGATGGGTTGGATACCGCCCGGTGCATCACCGTTCTGCCTCCGGCCCACATTGCTATCCTGCGCTCTCGCACTGCTGATTACCGGCGCTTGCCGGGCTTCCGCCTGCCGCCGCTATGCTACTTGCGTTATGCGGGATCAAGGCTCGATATTTTGCGTGAGGGGGTGGAGCGCCGGACCGGAATTGAACCGATGTTGCCGGGGTTGCAATCCGGAGCCTTACCACTCGGCCACCGACGCTCAAGGATCCGGGGCGGCGAGCCGGGTGACATCCCAGCGCCGCCGCCCCTACCCTTTCGCCGATCAGATCGTCACGGCTAGGGCGGGTGGCCCTCACGGTATAGGTGGGGCGGCGTGTCTACAGGGGTGAACTTTCCCCTCGGCGCCGCCCCTTCGATCCATCCTGTTCACCGGCGGGTTTTACCCGCGCAGGCGGATCGAAACTGAATTCGGCGGTGGTTGCGGGGACAGGATTCGAACCTGCGACCTTCAGGTTATGAGCCTGACGAGCTACCGGGCTGCTCCACCCCACGCCACCGATGCCGGCCCACCTAACTCTGTCCCGGCGGGAACTGAATTCGCGGATTGAAACTTGCCCGAGGCGGGCCGGCTCCCGCGAAATAGGCGAGCCCTCGGCAAAAGAAAAGCCCCCGCCGTGAGGCGAGGGCTGAGGTGGCAGAAGCGCCGGTAGACGCCGGATCAGAAGATCGTCAGGGCGATGCTCTTGTCAAGGTTGGTCGGGAAGCTCTGGTTCGCCAGCGTGACGAAACCGTTGGCGTCCTGCGGGTTGGCCGGGTTCATGACCATGCCCGGGATGCTGAGCCCGAAGCGGTTGCCGACGCCGGCGCCCCACATCGACATCATCGGCACGATCAGGCGCGAATCCTCGCGGCTGTCCAGATCGAAGTCGGTGACGTTCATGGCGTTGAGCGTCAGATCGATCGTCCGCGAACCGGATTGCAGCACCTGGCCGTCCTGACCGGCGTCCTGGTTCTGGTTCGACGGCGCGCCGGCGGTGAGCGCCAGGTTCACCTTCGTCCCGGTGTGGCCGAGCTTGATCTTGTCGAGGTAGAACTTGCCGCCGCGCGAGGCGGGGACCGGCACGTTCAGGATCGACTGCGGCAGCGTCGGCGTGGTGGTGTCGACGCGGGGGATCGGCGTCCCCTTCATCGTGAAGTCGATCGACGGGAAAACCGTGTTCGCCTCATTGCTGACCGGCACATCGATCGCCCAGCTGGTGATGACGCAATCGACGTAATCGTAGCGCACCTTGTCGCGCCACACCGAGACCGACATCCGCGGCGGGTTAGCGGCGAGCGTCCCCAGCTGATAGGTCAGGTTCGCCGGGATGACATAGGTGCCGCTCGGCGCCGAACCCAAGGTCTCGGCCAGCAGCGCCATGCGCGTCGAGCCGACGTAATCCTGGATCGCGGTGTACGAGCGGAAGCCCGAGCCGAACGCCGGGTTCTGGATCGGCATGCCGACGTAGAAGTCGTCGACGGTCGACTCGCTGTTGGCGAGCGCGATCTGCGTCGTCGACGAGCCCGAGCCCACCGCGGTCGCCGCCTGGTCGGTGGAGCGCACCAATTCGGAGAACCCGCACGCCTGCAAGATCAGGCCGAGCGCGAAGGCGTTGCCGATCGGCGTGCCGCCGGCGCCGAACCCGCGCAACGGGATGGTGCCGCCGGCGGTGCCGGTCTTGCCGAGGAAGATCGGCGGTGCATCCCAAATGGTGCCGGTCTGCGTCGGATCCGCGGCCGTGATCGCGTCGCGGGTGTTGGTGGGGCTGCTGACGCCGATGAGGCCGCTGGCCTGCGGCAGAACGAAGACGCCCGGCGTCGGCTGCAACGCCACGCCGATCGCGAAGATCTTACTGCGATGGTCCCAAGACAATGTCGTTACTCCTTAACCGGGGCATCGGTCGCGGCAGATTCCGCTTCCTCGCCGGGCTTGTAGACGCGGGCCTGCTCGGTGATGTCGAGCTCGTCGTGCTTCACGTCGACGAGCTCGTACCCGGGCTGCGCGGCGGGATCGACCGCTTCCAGCTGCGACTTGTCGATCGCCGCCTCGACGATCGCCGCCGCGAACGCATCGTCGCGCTTCGCCTCGGCGCCGCGGACGGCCGCGTTGAAGCCCTTGTTCAGCGCCTCGACGTCGAAGCTCGCCGCCGGCAGCGACTGCGGGGCATGCTTGGGATCGAGACTGTTGCGGCCGGTCTCGTCGACCAGGTCCGCGGTTTCCTTTGTGCTCATAGATTTACTCCTGGCGCGAGAATGACCGAAGGGTCTCCGGTCGAGACACGGTATAGCACGATCACGGTCTGCTCGAGACGTGCTTCATCGTTGGTGGAATCGGGATCCTCGCCGCGGCCGCGATCGCTGACGCCGGCCGCCCACTGCGACAGCAGCAACCCGTCCGGATCCTTGAGCGCGCGCAGGCACAAGAACGCCAGCGCCGACGAGAAGCCCAGGCCGGTCTCGTCATCATCGTCGTCGATCGGCGCGGTATCGCCGCCCTCGCCGTCGAACGGCTGCGTCTCGATTTCGATGGTCAGCCGCATCTCGACGTACTCTTCGTCGGGCGTGATGTAATTGTCGTCCTGGCTGTCTGCGCGCGGCTCGTCCTGCTCCCACCGCACGGTGACGCAGGGATACTCGTCGGGGCGACTGAACCGGCGCTTGGCATGGCGGATCGTCGGCGCCGCCTCGCAGCCGGCGCTGATCCAGTCGAACGCGCGCAGCGTTGCCGCGACGGCGCGCAGCACCTGGTCGCTCGGCGTGCGGAACGGGATTCTCATGAGCCGACCTTTTCGAGATCCAGGAGCCAGTAGCGGCCGTTCGTAATGGGGCGGCCGTTCGTGGGCTTCCAGGTGAAGCCGATCAGCAGCCCGTGGTCGCTGCGGATGCGATCGGCGCGCGTCCACTGCGGTACGATCAGGCGGCTGATCTTGAGGCGTCGGCGGATGCCGACCTGATCTACCGCGACATCGAGCCCTTCCAGGGCGATCTCAGCGGGGTCGAAGATGAAGCCTTTGACCGGGTCCGCGGCGGGGAGACCGGAGGCGTCATAGAAAAGGGAATCGCCAAGGCGGGCATCCGCCTTGGCGTCCAACATCGCGACAGCTGCCGCGAAGTCCTTCATCAGGCGGCCGTGGTCGACCGCGTGCGGCGCGGGCGGGGCGCCGCTACCGTCTTCGTCTCCGTGTCGGTGGCATCCGTCGCCGATCCGGTTCCGTCGGTGTGGCTCTCGCCGCTGCCCTGGTCGGATCCGGACTGCTGCGAGACGCCGTCCTGACCCGAACCCTCGCCCGAGGTGTCGTCCTCGTCGTCGATCGGGGGACCGTCGGCGCCGCCGGCGTTGCCTTCCTGCGACAGAACGGCATCGGCCGGATCGAGCGATACCATGCGATCCGTCTCGCCTTCGCCCTGGTCATCGCCATCGTCGTCGTCCTCGTCCGTGTCATCGTCATCGGCGTCGGTCTGCTCGTCGCCAAGCGTCTGGACCTCGAACGGATTGACGCGGGCGACCTTGGACGGATCGACCTCGAAGGCGGTGGTGTCGCGGGTGTTGGCGGGCGCCAGGCCGAAAAATTCGGCGTGATCGGTGCGCTCGTCTTCCTTGGTGACGGACGTCTCACGACGGCTGGCGGCGTTGGCGGCGACGGTGGTGGTCCGCAAGCTGCCATCGGTGCGGGTGCTGCCGTTGCCGGCGAGCGTGACCAAGCCCTTCTTGACAGCCTCCTCGGCCACCTCGGGACGGACCGAACGCGCACGCGCGAGCGGATCCTTGCCCTTGGGGTCGAAGTGGAAGGTGCCGGCGCGGCCGGTGATCGTACCGCGCTTGATGGCCGTGACCTTGACCAGCTTGGTCTCGGCCGGATCTTCGGTGCTGAAATAACGACGACGCATATTCTTTCCTCTCTCGAGACAGCGGTGGCTCAGCCGAGCACAGCGCGCATCAGGGCCTGCGGGCAGAGGCATGCGAAGACGGGGTACGACTTCACATAGATCTCGACCCATTCGAGCATGTTGGGGCGGTAATCCCAACTGATGATCGAATATTCCTCCTGGCCGCGCTGGTTGGCCTCGGCGAAGTTTTCGCCGGGCATGAAGTACGCCTTGAAGACGTCCTTCGCGCCGACCGGGAAGAAGATTGCTTCGTCGTCGGCGATCGTGAGCGCCTTGTCGTCCGAACCGAAATAGTGGTGCCAGACGACGCCGCCGAGATCGACCGAATTCCACAGCCGCGAATCGTTGATGGTGACGCGACCGGCGTCGGTCAGCATCGAACGCTCGTATGCCGGCGATGCGGTGAGCGCCGCCCAGAAGTCGTCGCCGACCAGGGCGTGCGGGCGGGTGCCGGGGCGCATGCGGCGCTTCAACGCGCGCTGCATCGGCGTGTTGATGTCTGCGTCGACCATCGCGCGCAGCTTGCCCTGGTCCTCGACGGCCACGAACTTCGAGAAATCGAAGGTGATCGCCGCCGGGCGCGAGATCCCGAACGCTTCATACCAGTCGTCGACCAGGCTCACACCGTCGGCATCGTAGACAGTGCCCTGCAGGGCGCCGAGACGATGGAATTCCTTGGTGTAATTGAGATCGTCGAGCAGGCGCGACTGACGCTCGGTGACGAGATCGTTCGCGTTCTGCAACCGGACCGGCTGCGGCAGATGCGCGGACAGGATGTCCTGCACCTCATGGCTGCGCACGATGTCGCGCTTCGCCAGACGATGACCGTCGAACTGACGGAGCACGCGGCCGCGGCGGTCTGCCGTGGGCTCGGGCGTACCGCGCTCGGTGGTCGGGATCCGGTTGAGCTCACCGTTTTCCTGGTAGAGCGTGACCGTCGTGGTGTTGAGATATTCCGGCTCGAAGATGCCGAGAGCGTCGAGCTCATACGGCACATAATCGATATCGGCGACCATCTCCGTCATCGTCGTCGCCCGGAAATCGTCCGTGCGGAAGATGTCGAGAGCCATTCCTTCCATCTTGTCAGTCCTTAACTATGCGCCGCACGGGCGACAGGGGTTCATCACGGGTTCGGTATTAATACCGAACAAGGATTGCTTTGGTGGCCAGCTGAGCCTCGGCCGCCTTCTTCGCCGCGGGCGAGATGCCCGACGGCCAGAACAGCATGCGAGCGGCGGCCTCGAACTGGCGAGCGCCAAGGGCGCAACGCTGAACCGAAGTGCTGGCCGGCAGGCCGATCGCGAGGATCGCCACGGCGGTCTGCGAGCCGTCGGTGGCCGCGGGGTTGAGCGGGGTCATCTGGCCGCTCGCGGTGATCTGGCCGAGGATCGTGCCCGCCTTTGCGGCGGCGGCCAGGGGAGCCATGACGCCCTGCTCACGGCTGATACGGCCGGGAGCTTCGGACATCATGAAGGCGAAGTCCTTACCGTAATCGGTGAAGACCTTTTGGGGCATCGGCATTGCGGGGTTCTCCTACTTGGACGCGGGGGTGGTGCCGGCCGCAGCTGCGCGGCGCGAACGACGGATGACCGGACCGCCGGCATCGGCCGCGGCACCCTTGGCCTTCTTGGCGCCACGCCGACCGCCGCCGCCGAGACGGGCGTTGGTGCGCTCGACCGATGCCTTGCGGGCTTCGGCGCCAGGATCCTTTTCGGTGTTGCCCTCGACGCCGAGGTTCACCTTCTTCGTGGTGTCGAGCAGCGTCTTGGCCGCGCTGGATCCCTTGTATTTGTCGCAGTGCTCGACGATCGCCGACGGCGACATCGAAGACGTGGCGAGCAGATCCGTCGCCATTTCGAGGTTCGCCCGGCCTACAGGGGACGCGAGAACCGCGGCCCACCGGCCAGCGGTCTGCTGCGCGCCATATCGCTCACCGGCGCGGAAGTCGGCGCTCCGCTTCGGGGCGTCGACGTTTGCTTCGGTCCCTTCGTCAGGCGCGTCTTCGCCGGTCCCGGTGTCGTC